TTACAGGCAAGTCGATATATGCATTGGTTGCATTCGAGGTGCCAGCAGTCATATCAATCAGCAAAAATACAATGTTGCCAATTACAGAATATTTGAATGTTCCAGTAACTGTCCCTGATGTCCAACCAGTATAAGTTGGAGTAAAGCTCGTCCACCCTAACTTTGGACGTTCCCACCTCTGCAGCCTTTCCACTTCTCGCTCAAGCTGCTTAATGCGCTGAATTACGGCATCCTCAAAAGCACTCACAATTCACCTCTCAACCTAACGTCAATCTGCTCTCCGTCATCCTGATCCACACGCACTCGGACGCTCGAGATGTGGCAGTCAACGTTGTAGCCAAACGCCTGAGCAGTAACGATATCGCCGAATTGATAATGGACGCCGAATTGCATTCCGGTCGTATCTAACAACCTGCCAGTCAGAATTTGCTTTGGCTTATGGTCATTCAAAACTTCATCACCATCTGCTTGCAGCGCTGCAGTGGTGTCATTATCACGGCTATCCTTAAAATACTCACGGCGGTTCCACTTACTTGCGCCTATTCTGCTGGTGTTATAACGTTGCACAGTCATTCTGGCATCCTCTTCACCTTGACCAGCCACAAGCACCCAGTTACGCTCATCAGAATGAAAAGTGCCAAAAGTAGCTTCATCCAAATTGCCATATTGCTTGCCTACCAAGCGTGGATCTCCAGAAGTTCGGCTATGGTCTGTTCCACGCTGACCAGCATAAGTTCTAAACTGAAAAGTGGCTGGTGCAGTTCTAACCACATCAAAAGCTAAATAAACGCCATTTTCGTTAGCAACATCAGCTAATTCCTGAAGTACAGTTAGAACATCCCTATAAGCAAACGCCTTTGTAACGGACGTCCCACCAGCCCCAACATCATTCTGAACGCTTAGTTTTCTCCGCTCAACAGCGGCTAAATCACCCAACTGCTCTCTAACGATAGCCTTCATCATATCGTCAGGCTTACCCGTTTTTTCAGCTTGCGCGCTGCCAGCATAAGCCCAAACGATAGCTGTATCCAGCAGCCAATTCGCATCGGTTGCGAAAAGCTGTATATACTCTCTGCCTTCTCCGTCCGTGTAGAACTGCCAGTCCTGCAGAAAATAGGCGGTGTCATTCTGTAGCTCAAGCGAGCCGTGTTTTTCACGCCATATCTCGAATAGTTGCCCTACCGCAAAGTCCTCATAGCGCATAAGCTGACGGGGAATTGTCAGCATCATGCTGCCTATTGAGTTCTCTGTGCGCACATACTCAAGCGATGTAAACGCCTGAATAACCCCCAATTTCACTCCAGCATCGGTATACCAGTCTACTTGGTATCTCATTCTAACAGTGCTCCGTCAATGCCCCAGAATTTTGGCTTCCAAGCCATCCACGCTTTGGTAGCTGAAGTTGTAGTTGACTTATCCATGAACAGGCTAATCGAATTGCTTCCGGGCTTGAGATAAAAATTGCCGTAATCACTCCCAGCATTAACATACCGCAAGACACTGCCACGCCCTGCCCAAGAGGATGTAAACTTCAAGTTCAATGGGTCAAAGTTAAGGTCAAGCCTTTCGCCCGGTAAAAGCGTCAAGTCGTTGAAAGCAACTTGTGCTCCAGTCGAGTAATTGGTTATTGAGTAAAGCTTTCCGGGACCTACAACAATCATTCTGGGATAGGTGTTTGCTGAACCGCTCAAAACATTTAGGTCAATGGCAGTATTACTGGAAATGGCGTTTTCACCAGATATTGTTGTTGAAAATCCGCCACCTAAATAAAGCGAACCATCAGAAGCTTCGCAAACTGCAGTAATTGAGACAGCATCCTGTGGCAAATCAATATCAAGCTGCTGGTATGCACCTTGCACGCTCTTTACAACCCGGTCTGGCAAAGTAAGTCCTCCGGCTTGTGTAAATCTACCGCACAAATAAATATCGCCATTGTCGGCACAGTAGACTTCATTGACAAAGCCGTTTACTCCGCCAGCCATTAGCGAACCCCAATTGTTTCCGCGCCATGCCGCCACGTAATCAGCATTGGAATCTCCTCCGGCGTTGGTAAAATTTCCTCCAATGATAATCGTACCATTAGGATTTATATCAATTGACCATACATAACTGTTAATTTCAGTTGCGCCTAAATCCGTAAATGACTTAAAAGCTGAACCATTCCACCAACAAATGTAATCTCCATTTGTACCATCCGCATTGGTAAACATACCGCCTATCAATAACCTTCCGTCTGGTGCAAATTTTAAGGTTCTTACCGTGCCGTTCAATCCAGTAGAGAGAGGCGCCCAATTAGAGCCATTATAATATGCAATATTTTTACAATTTGTATTTCCACCAGCAGAAGTAAAATAGCCACCAATAAATATTTGCCCATTTGGCATAATTTCTATTGCTTGTACTGTGCTGTTAATCCCACTGCCAATTGCACTCCAAGTATTATTAGAGACGGTATATTTGGCAAAATAATCTGCATTGGCAATTCCAGCAAGATTGGTAAAATCCCCCCCTACATATAAATCTCCATTAGCGTCAAAAGCCATGGTATTGATAGAAGTTATCGTTGCCCCTGTTACTGGGTTGCCAACAGCTTGCCATACTTGATTAGCTTTACTCCAGCGGGCAATCCCTTTCGTATTTGCAACTCCACCAGCACTTGTAAAATCTCCACAGATATAAATATCACCATTAGGAGCTTCCTTTATATCACTAATGCTACCGTTTACTCCCGCCAAAGGATTTACATAACTTGAACCAGTCCAATTACACCAATATCCATTCGGGTCACGCCTCACGATATAATCAGCAGCAAATTTTGCATACAGGTCAAGCTCGCCACCTTCACGATAAGCGCCGTCCAGCAGCCCGCTCGGAACTTCGAAATTCAACACCGCACGCTGATGATTCGGTAAATCAGGCGTGTCGGTCAAAGTAGCAGGCAAAGGAATGCAGCGGATGTCAATCGGATTAGTGGCTTCATTGCCGTTATCAGCGAAGCCCTGATATCTCACAACCATTTCACCTTCGAACAGGTCAGGTCGGATAGCGTCAATAATCGCCTTACGGTTAGCCTCGATTTCCCCCAGAGTTTCTCCAATGAAGTCCACTATAATGCTAAATTGCCTTGATTTGCGGATGTGCCCCTGATATAGATCACCGCCGGAAGTCATCTTAGTTAATATTTGATTCCAGTCGCCATGACCTAAACCCGTAACTTGTACCAGTTGGCAATAGTCTTCTAAGTCCAGCAGTTTCCCACCAGTTTTACAATCGAATGCCCTAAGTGAGGCACTTTTTAATGGTGCGCCTTCCCAAGAATAACCATCGCCTTCCCATCCGCTGATGAAAGTTGTAGCTTTATCTGTTTGCTCGAATTGAACACCGTCAACATAAAAGGGCTCCATAGAAGTAGACGCATTTCTGCTGACTTCTACGCAGTAATCATTTGCTGTTTTAGTCGCTAATAATGTAACCTCAACTCTTTGCCAGTAACCTGTAGCAGTAAATAATTTATAAGCCTTTGGAATCTTCAATGCATCGGCAATTGCTATCTGCATATGCCGACCAGCAATTCCCTTAACATCGCAGCTAAATGTATATTTAAGTCCACTAACTACCTTCAAGCCGCGATTATAATAAGCAATCCCATCTGATATTTCTGTTGGAGTTACTTTCATAGAATAAGAATTACGCCGTGTTTCTTCTCCAGTAAGAGAGAGCGATGCATTCAAGCCCGTCCAATAAGTTACGCCTTCTGGTGGGTCAAAGCGTGGATTCCAAATCTCATTCCGTCCTGACTTCGGTTTTACTATCCAGAACTTCTTTTGTGTCAATACAGGTGCGGTCATGCCCAAGCCTCCATAAGCTCAAATGCCGTCTTTACATCCGCTGGATTGCTGGATGTCGGCATTGTCAAATTGTATACATTCCCACTTTTATTTACGCCTGCCCGAACGAGTGCGTCAGCGATCGCCCTGCCTATCTCGTCAGCGTTTATTCCTTCTTTAGATGCACCACCAGCTAACGCCTTACTCAACGCCCTTTCAGCATCTGCACGGCTCATAATGAAGCCGTCAGCCGACGGAACGAACAGCTCTCCACGATAGCCGTATTCCTGCCAAGTGTATGGTTCGCCGCCTTGCACAGCGCCGCCAACGGCTTGAGTAGTTCCTCTAATCGTTGTGTTATAAAACACGGTGCTAAACTTAGCTGGTGGGTTATAGCTATCAATCGCACTTGTATCTAAGCTGAGTTTTACTGGAAGCATGTCTATTTTACGTCTTTCCAATTCCGCAAGGTCTTCCATAACTTCGTCAATATTATCGTCAATTTCAAGCCTCTTACCTTCAGGAAGATTTTCAATATCCTCTGCAAGGTCTGTCACCAACTTGTTATATTGCGTTTGCGTAATAATGCCGTCATCCAGCATGCTCTTATAAATATTGACCTGTTTAGTGGCATCAACTGTGTTTTGGTCTACAAGCCCCATTTTGACCGCTAAATCATAAGCGGCTTCAGCGCTCAGCCCCTCAGAAGCTATTTTAAACAGCAGGCTTTCAGAATAAGAGCGCATTGCAGCATCGGCATTGTTGGTTGCGTCTGCGACTTCCTGTTGA